ACGCGCGGTGATCTCGTCGCCCGACCGATGGACGGTGCACGACATTCTGCCGGATGTGCAGGTGCGTGTGGCACGCGCAATGCCGGCACTGCCGCCGGAGCTGGATGCGGCGGTAGAGGCGCACTGGCAGGCGGCACTGCGCGGCAGCCCGCGTCTGTTCAATGGCAGCGTGTTCTCGGTCGATGATATCCAACCGCGTCGCCTGACCGGACATTGGACCGAGTTCCGCCGCGTGCTGGCGCAGATGCGCGAACCCGCTTTGCAGGCCGGGCTGGGGCTGCGCCAGCTCGCCGTCTGCGGCGCCATCGACTGCACGCACGACGGCACCGGCACCCCAGGCACGATCCTTGGGCGCAGGGAGCCCAAAGCCGTCTACCTGCCAGGGGCCTGGCAACTGCCGCCCGCCGGCAGCGTCGACAAGTCGAACCTCGACGCCGACGGCCATATCGACCTGCGGCGGCAGCTCCTGACGGAGCTGCACGAGGAATTGGGCGTCCCTGACGCTGCCGTGGTGCAGGTCCAGCCAATCTGCATGGTGGAGCACCCCGACAGTCACGTCCTCGACCTTGGCTTCGCGATCAAGACGACGTGGTCCGCCGAGGCCATCCTCAGCGCGCATCGGACCGCGGGGAACGGCGAGTATGACACGATGCGCTTCCTGCCTCTGGCGGACGTGCCACAGACAATCGCCGAGCTTGGAGAGTCGTTGATGATGCCGGCCAGGATCCTGCTTGGGCGGCTCACCGCCGCCTAGTTCGAGCGGAGCTGATCCGCTTGGCGGGCAAGATGCTCGTCCTTGCGTGCCGACCCGGCCGAGGATCCCACCCAGTAACTGACGACCGATGTGGACATCGCGGCGAGCGTGCCTAGCAGCATGTTCAGGATGGTCTCGCTGCCGCCCGGCATCACCTTGGTGAGCGCGACCCACATCACGACGCCGAAGGTGATGAGGACGATGATGGAAATGACCGGCGCCCCGTAGGCAATGGCGCTGCCGCGGGCCGCCAGGCCCAGCGTTTGCGCGCGGGCATCGGCGGTGTCCTTGAAGCGGGCGGTCAATTCGTCGAGCTCGGCCTGCCGCGCCGCCTGGTCCTGCTGGGCGGCAAGCTGGGCGAGTTGGACCCTGAGCTGCCCGGCCAATTGCGGATCGCGCGCCAGGGCCGCCTGCGCCACCTCCGGATCCGCGGTCCCCGTCACCGTCTGCACGATCTGTGTGGCGGTCGCGACCGCCGGGGCGGATTTGTCGCCGAACAGCCACTTGGCAAGTTCCGGCGCCAGCGACACGACCAGGGGAATCAACGCACCCATGGGAATTGACCTCACATGCTGTTGGAATCTTCATCGCGCTGACGCAGGTAAGCGTCGATGTCGTCGCGCAGGCCGGGCTTGTTGCCGGCGAGTTCGAGCACGCCGGAGACGTTGCGTTTCAGGTCCGTCGATGGATCGAACCGATGCTTCACCAGGATGTTCCAGCGATCGATGTAGCGGCGCTTGTCCTTGGCGCCGTGCCAGCCGTGCTCGATCGTGCCCGGCACGTAGCCGATGTTGCCGCCGACGTGGCGCATCGCGCGGGATTGCCACTGCAGCAACGGCGTCCTGTAGGCCTCGGTGACGCCGCCCGGAATCGAGAGCTCGACCCGCCCCACGAGTGCGAGCGCCATGTGGTGGTCGGCGGCACCGAGCGCGGCAGTCTCGATCAAGCCGCCGAGCCAGTTCAGCGCCGTGCGCGTGGCGGCCCAGGCGTAGCCGGGATGGGCGAACTCGTATGGCCCGCCGCCGAGTGGGCAGCATTGCGCCACCTGGCGGCAGAAGCTGCGATGCGCCTGCAGATGTTCGTCGCGCGGCCCTAGGTCGTAGCAGTCCGACCACGGTTGGACGACATCGTATTGCTGCAGCGCGTGCACCGTCTCCGCGGCCCAGCCGGGCTTGCGGAAGCGGATGTCAGCGTCGATCCATGCGACGTAGCGCCAGTCTTCCGGCAGGCGGGAGATGCCGATGTTGAGCAGGTTCTCCTTGGTCCAGACAAGGCTTTTGGCACGCACGCCGACATGGCTGATGCCTTCGGCGGCGAGCGTAAACGGGCGATCGCCGTAGGCGCATTCGACCACCGTCAGATGCACACCGGACTCCGCCATATGAGAGGCGAAATCATAGAACAAAGCGATACGGGACTTCCACCGCAGCGGGTTTGCGATGCAGGTCACGACATGGAGAAGGTCGGCGCGCATGGGCAGCAGGCTCCGGGTCTGGAGGACACGTCAGCTTGACAGCGACATCGCCTGGTAGGGCAGCGCGGCGAACCGCCGGGCCCAGCCGAGCCCGAACAGCTTCCAGGTCGGCAGGCTTGCGGAATAGGCGATACGCTGCGCCATGAACTCGGTGAGCAGCGCGGCGCCGGTGCCGCTGGCCGCCTGAACGGCCGCAAGCGTCGTCGGGCCTAGGCCGCCATCGACCGGGATGCCGAGCGCGGATTGCAGCCAGCGCACGGCATGCGCCACGCCGGCATTGACGGCGGCGTCGAACAGCAGCAGGGCGAGCGGCGGCGGCAAGTGGTCCGCCGCAATGCGATCCCAATAGTCGCGCCGATAGATGGCGGCCGCATCCGCCCGTGTCAGCGCCTTGATGTCGATAGCCGGGTAAGCCTTCGCGCTGATGCCCCAGTTGGTACCGGCGAGCGTGCCGATGCCCACCGCGCCGCCGGTCCAGTTGCCGGGATCGCCGGGCGAGAGCGACAGGCCGCCTTCGTGCCCTATCACGATGTCGAAGGCCTTGTCGAAAACGTCGGTCATTGGTCCCTCTGGGGCTTATCGGTGCCAGGAGGCGATGACGCTGCTCCAGACGTAGGCGAGCGCGCCGAGGCCGATGGTGGAGAACACCGCCTTGGCCAAGGTCGAGGCGACGATCTTGAGGAAGTTCCAGATCATGGCTTCGAGGTTGCAGCGGAACACCTCCGCCTGCCCGGCCAGCGCGTCCTGCAGGCCGATCGCCGTCTGCTCGAGCTGCTGCTTGAGGTCGGCGATATCTTCGCGGATCGCTTCGCCCATCTCCACGATGGGGCCGAGATCGATCGCAGGTTTCTGGCGGGCGGGCGGCATGCAGGGCATCCCGTTCATGACGTTGCGACAGCGGAACGCGCTCAGGTCGCGACGGGGGAGAGGCCGCCGGTCGTGACCGGTTTCAGGAGGCCGGCGGTGATGATTCCTGCGTGGCCGGCCGGGTTCGGATGGATGCCGTCCGCGGTCAGCGCCGCACCGGCGCTCGTTGCCCATTTGCCGGGATTTGCCGGATCCTCGACGATCGAGGCGATGTCGATCAGTCCGCTGAAGCCGTAGCTGCTCCAGTTCGCGCGCATGTCGGCGTTGTAGGCCTGGCGTGTCTGCTCCGGCGTGCTGCAGACGAACTGTGCGTTCAGCGCCATGGCGGAGGTGAGACCGGCGGCAAGCGTGACCGTGCCAGCGCCGATGGCCGCGACCGAATTCAGCCCGGAGATGCCGGGACCCGAGACGATCTGGCCCACGGCCAGCCCGGATGTGGTGGCGACGCTGAGCGTGGTGGCGCCCTGCGCCGCCGCTGCGGACAGCGTCACCAGGACACCGCCCGCCAACGCCTGGTTGGCGGCGCTGCTCCAGCCGTCGCTGCTGGTGGTGTAAGGCAGACACGTAAACGCCCACACGCGCTGCCCTGCCGCAATGAACGGCGCCGCAAGCGCAATCAGAAACCCGCGCAATGCGGCAGCCGTGTAGCCGCCGGTGAAGATGTCGTTGCGGCACCATTCCAGCAGCACGTCGGTGATTCCGGTCTCCACCGAGAGCGCGTAGCAGCCGATATTGCCGGACTGGTAGGCCTGGCCCGCAGTCGTCCCGCCGCGGGCCAGGCTGACCCAGGGAATGGTGTTGGACAGCGATTTCTGGATGAACCCCACGCGCCCGTTGACGTCGGCACTGTCGCCGGTTCCCGCCGCGATGCTGTCGCCGAGGATCATTACGGCCGGGGCCGGCGCGGTGATCAGGCCAAGCACCGTGACGGGCGGCCAGAATCCGCCGCCGCTGTTGGAGGTCTGCGACTGGTTGAGCGTCTGGTCGGTGAGGCTGGTGCCGCGCGTGGAGAATTCGCCGCTGAGGCGGGTGCTGCCACTGGCAGGCGTCGGCGAATCGGCAATCTGAAAGCCGGGCGAGGCGAATTGCGCGAAGGTGCGAACGAAGAACTGTGCGCCGGCTGCGATGGCGACGGGCATCGGATCCGACATGACGATGCCGTGCATGGGGTCGACGCGGCCGATTCGGCTGCCGCCGAACTTCGCCGCCGTCACGTCGCCGCCGAAGGTGATGAGTGTATTCACGGCAAGGGCCGCCGTTGTTGGCGCGCTCAGCGTGACCACCTGGCCGTTCGGCGCGTTCACCGAGGTGTAGGATGTGACGGAGGAAACCACGTATGTGCCGGTGGCGATGCCGGCTGCTGCCGTGACGAGCTGACCCGCCTTGATGTTGCCGAACGCGGTGCCGCCTTGCGCCGGGCTGAAGCTGAAGGTCGTGGCGCCACTGGCCACCGCCGAAGTCAGCGGCAACGCGTTGACGCGGCTGGGCACGCAGACCGCGGCCATCAGGGAAGTGACGGCGTTGGTGCGATCGACCTCGCCCAGACCGGTCATGTCGAAGGCCGCATACACCAGCCGGACCGCCTTGACGGCGCTGAAGCTCGGCGCCTGCCAGGAGGTCTGGTCCATTACCATGGTGCTGGCGCTGTCGTAGCTGCCGCCCGAGCCCGGCGCACCGCGGCCGCGAAAGCCGATCGGCACCCAGAGCTGGCGACCGCCCGACTGGCGCAACGTCGGCGGGAAGATGGTCGCGGGCACTTGCGTCAGCCCTCCGATGCGGCGACGACGAGGCTTGCGGTGGCGCACCAGCAGGTGACGGCGTTGGTGCTGACGAAGCTGCCGCTTTCGTAGATGGCCGCCGCGGGCAGGTAGAAGCAGCCGGCGGCGTTCGGGGCGCATGTGCCGCCGGTCGGGTTGAACCAGAGCGCGGCTGACTGGGGCGCTTGCACGCGGAAAAATCGCCGCAGCGTGTTGGCCGCCAGCAGGGTCGTGCTGGCGCCCGCGGTGGTCGTCAGGCTGCGATCCTGGATCGTGCCACCAGCCGGCGTGCTGACAACGCTCCCCGACACGGCCTGGCTCGCCGGCCAGTTCTGGACCGACACGGCGCCAATGCTGTTGCTGCCCGCCGGCAGCGATCCGGCCAGGCTGAAGCTCCAGTTGCCGCCCTGCCCCGCGGTGACGGTGGGCACGCCGTTCAGGGTGACTCCCCACGTGCCGGACTGGGCGGCCGCCACCGGCAGCGGATTGGCCGCGGTCACCGCCGTGCCCGCGATTTCCGGCACCGAGTGCAGAGTGAGGACACCCGCATTGCTCTCGGCCGCAAGCGGGAACGGGCTGCCGGTGCCGTCAAGCAGCGTGAGGGTGGTTGCCATGACCGGCTCCGATTACAGAAGGGCGATGTAGCCCGAGCTGGCGACGCGGCTGAAGTTGAACGTGACGACGAGCCTTACAGTCCAGAACGGCAGAGGGAACGCCAGCATCTATCGCAAATCCTTGGTAAGGGCCGCGTACACGCTGATTCCATCGGTGACGCCGGCGAGAATGTCGATCGCACCAGCAGCAGGTGTGAGGACGGGCGGCACGCCGGCGGGGAATTTGTAGCCGCCGTCGAACCCCAGCGATCGGCCGCCGACGCCGTCCTGCGTGATGCGCCACAGGTAGGTGGCGCCGGCGCGCAGGTTGCGCGGCGTCGACAAGGTGGCGTTGCCGGTCATCACAACGTGAAAGACGTTGCCCGCCGATGCATCCGTCAGGATGGCGCTGGCAAAGGTCAGTGCGACATCACCCTGGTTGATGTTTGCCCGGGCGATGGTTGGGCTGTCGACATCCGACAGATCGTTCGCGGGCTGCAAGCTTCCGGTGACCGGCGCCGCCGCCCGCAGCAGGCCCGCCGCGACGAGAAGCGCGACGCCGTTGGTCACCGGCGGGCCGCCCATTGATCCCGCAGTTCCGACATCGGTGCCCGCGGGCAGTGCGGTCGGGACGACGTCGGCCGCTGCAAGCTGCAGGCGTTCGAGATGCAGCAGGATCGCGCCGGACCCAAAGGTAACGGTCCCGCTGGCCGCTGCCTGGGCCGGCAGGCTCAGCGGCCATTCCAGCAGCACGTTGCCGCCGCTGGGCGCGTCGAACAGCCCGATCGTGGTGATGGCGCCCCAGGGCGCGGCCACGTCCGGCCCGAAGGTCATTCCACCCTGGTTCGACATGACGTCGCCATCGACGGGCACCAGGACGACAGGCTGGCGCGCGTAGCCAGCCCCGGCAATCTCGGAGAAGGCGGCGGGCGGGACGTTCGATCCGAGCCCGGCATAGCCGCTGATCTGCAGCACGGGCATTGCGCGATCCCCTTCCGGCGTCAGCAAAGTTCCAGGAATTCCGGATCGACCTGCCAGTGGACGGTTCGGGCAGCCGCCCCCGTGACGGCGACGAGCAGTCCGCCGTACGTCGTGTCCGGACTGACGGTGATGCCCCAGCCGGCGGTGCTGCCGATCGACTGCACCATCGTCATGATCGTCGGCACGCCGCTGGCGAAAGCCAGCGTCGCGCGCGTGCTGCCGCAGGTCACCAGCAGATCCGGCGCCTGGAACAAGGCAGCGGCGCCGCTGCCATAATCGCGGGCGATCGCGCGCAGCCGCACGCACATCGCCGAATTGAGCTGCAGCGCGCAGTTGTTCGCACCTGAGGGCGGCTGCATGTCGGCCGTCGCGTAGGCACTCGCCGTGCCTGTCGTGATGGCGCGCAGCAGATGCGCCAGCCCCTTCTGGCAGTCGCCGACAGCATTGAACTGCCCGCTTGACCAAACGCGGCTGGCCTGGCGGCCATGGGTGTGGCTGGCGTCCCCGCCGGCTTCGCTGTAGATCGCATCGGCGATGTTGTTGGCGCCGCCGAGCACGGCGGCGTAGCTGCCGGAGGCGGTGTTCTGCAACCCGCCGCAGATGGTGGCCGCAAATCCGGAGGCCACCTGGCTCGCGGCGCCACGGGCAGTCTGCCAGTCGACGGCGTTGGCCCCGCGTGGGCCGCCCCCGGCGACCGTGCCGTCGGCAACGGCTGCGGTCAGCGCCCCTGCCCCCTTCGGCAGCAGGAACACGCCGACGTTGTTGTCCTTGCCGATCGCGGTCAGGCCGCTGGGACTGCCGGACACGCCGCCGACCAGGATCGCGCCGTTGCCGGTACTGCGCGTCTCGTCGCCGACGACGAGGTTGTTGCGGAACAGGATGCGCGTGCCGAACTGGCGGTAGTCGATCGTGGTACTCTCGGCGATCGTCCCGGTCAGCGACGTGGTGCCGGCGGTATTGGTGGTGGTCCCGGTCCCTTCGATGATGTTGCCACCGCCATCGGCGGCGAAGTTGATCGGGCCGTGGACATCGAACTCGCTGAAGGTGCAACCCCTCACCAGCGTTCCGGTGACGGGAGCGCCGCTTGTGCCGAGGGACAGCGCGAACATCGGCGTGCCCGCCGTGCTGGCGCTTGCAGGCGCTGGCAATGAAAAACCGCAGCCGACGAAGATCGTGCCGCTGGCCCTGACGTCGACGAGCGCGGTGCCGCTGACCGGCGCTTGCGGGTTGTAGAATTCGCAGTCGACGAATTTCGCGCCGGGCCCCGCGATCAGCGCGGCCTGATGGCTGCCGGCGAAATGGCACGCCGTGAACTCGGCCGAGCCGGCAATCGAGGCTGCGTAGGAGGTCTGCGGCACTGCTGCGTCGTTATAGGCATGCAGATTATGCGCGCGCAGCAACCCGCCGGTGTCGAGCAGGAAGCCGAAATACCCGCCGACCTGTGACGCGCTGGCGTTGCGCACGATGATGTCGTGCATGGAGATGCCGGGGGCACCGGTGAACCACAGGCCGTGCCGGCCGCAGCCCTGGATGTGGATGTCATCCAGCACGCCCTCAAGCACGCCACCGGCGGCCGGGCTACCCTGGCCCCAGGCCAGGCGCATGCCGTGGCCGGCGACGTTCTGCACCTTCACCCGACGGATCTTCACGCCGGGTCCGTAGAAGCTGATGCCGTTTGCCAGGTCGGGATTTGCCGGCGATTGATTGGCGACGTTGCCGTCGAGCGTCAGATCCGCAATCGTGCAGTTGATGACGCCGGCGTTGCTTTGCGTTCCGAGCAGTGTCTGAAAGCCCTGGCTTTCCAACACCGCGCAGTTTGCGCCCGGCAGCAGTTGCAGCGTGGGATTGCCGGAACCGAGCAGGCTGACGCCGGACAGCGGAACCACCGGCGCGCTGAGCATGAAGGGCGCACCGATGTTCGGGATCGTAACCGCCCCGCCGCCGCGCTGATAGACCGCCTGGATCGCCGCGTTGATAGCGGCGGCTGCGTCACCGCCATTGGTCGGCGCGCCGAAGTCGCGGATGACGTTGGGCAGGTCGCCGAACCGGTAGCACAGCGCCGACGGCAGCGTGGTGGCGGTACCCACCGTCGCCGTGACGGGCAGCAGCGAGCCGAAGGTGGTCGCCGGCAGCTTGCTGTCCTTGCCGGACAGGCTGACCCCCACGGAATCCGTCTGCGCAAGCGCGGTGCCCGTGGGCGAGGCGGTGATCGAGCCCACGCCCTGGGGGCCCACTAGGCTGGCGATCTGCGTCCAGCCGCCGGCAGCGGATTTCTGCAGCACGCTGCCGGATGTCGTATTGAGGAACAGGTCGTTGGTGTCGCCCAGCGAGCTCGCGGGTGCCGCGCTGCCCGTCCACCAGATGGTGCCGTTCTGTCCGGCGGCGCCTGCGCTACCGGCGGCGCCGGTTTGACCTGCCGGACCCTGTGGCCCGACCAGCGTGGCGATCTGCGACCAGCTCGTCGCGCCATGCTGGAACACGGCGCCGTTTGCGGTGTTGAGGTAGAGGTCGCCGGACGAGGCCGCCGCCGTCGGGGCGCCAGCCCCGGCGGTCCAGGTCGCTCCCCTCACCCCCGCCGCACCAGTGGGACCCGCCGCCCCCTGCGGCCCGGCAGGAACCGAGGTGGAAATGACGCCGGCGGCGCTGATGGCGACGTTCGTGCCGGCGGAGAACAGGCCGGTCAGCAGAGCCAGCGGCACCTGCATGGGGCCTTGCGGCGTGTTGACCACGGCTGCATCGGTGGTCACCAGCGTGGTCCGCCTGGCGAAGCCGGCATGGTCCCCGCCATTCGCCGCCAGTGTCCCCGCCGCCAGCGACAGGCCTGTGCCCGGCGTGACCGGCTCCGGACTGCCGGACCCCAGCGAGGTCCGCCCGAGCAGGGAGCCGGTGGGGACCAGGATCGCCGGTTGCACCGTGGAGAGCAGGGTGCCGACGGTCACGCTGTGCAGCACGCCCGCCTGGTCGAGCGGGATCGCGTCGCCGGCATTCGCCTGCGCGGCCGCGGGCAGTTGATCGATGGTGGGCATTGCGTGTCCTATCGCGGCGGCGGGAAGCGATCAGGCGACGGCGACCCAGCCGCTTGCATCCTGGGCACTGGCCTTGACCCAGAAGGTCGCGCCGGCGCCACCATTGAGATTGCGGTAGTCCGAGCCTGGGGGCGCGACCACAACTCCGACCGGCGAGCCGCGGCCGATCAGCGACATGGCCCCGTAGCCTTCGGTATCGCTGCAGAGCCTGACATGGCCGCCGGGGGCCGGCTTGAGGATCAGGTCGGCACTGCCTGCACTGCGCAGGATCAGCGTGCCGTCGCCGGTGAAGTTCAGGTAGTCTCCCGGTGGAAACTGCACGGCACGCCATGAGCCATAGGTGCCGATCCATTCGACCGCGGAATTGGCTGGTGCGGTGAAGTCGAACAACGTCCAGTTGTCCTGCAACGGCTGCGACGTGCTGCGGCTGAACAAGACGGCGGCGTTGCATTCCACCCTCAGACGCCGCTCCTCCAGCACGGGGAGGCCGACCGAGGCCCGTGCCGTGGCGCCGGTGCCGTCGCCCGTGATGGTCACGGTGGCTGTGGCGCCGATCCCGCCGTAGCCGCCGCCGGGGCCGGTCACGGCAATCCCGATAATGACGCCGTTGGTGATGTTCGCGACGGCGGTGCAGCCGGACCCGCTGCCGGACACGGCGACCGTTGCCTGCGTATAGCCGGATCCGCCGTTGGTGACCTTGATGTAGGTGATCTGCCCGAGCGACGCGACCTGATGCAGCGACTGCATCGACTGCACGCCCGACGGCGCATAGGTGATCATGACGTCGTCGATGATGTCGGGAAACTGGACCTGCTGCAGCGTACCGACCGGCTGCGGGTTGCAGATGAACCGCTGCGTGTTGTTCCAGCGATTTCCTTCGATGATCACGCTGTCGGTATGTGCCCACAGCGCGTTGGCGATCTGGGCCGTGCCGCCGCCGAAAAATCCGTTGCGTGCGACCAGCATCTGCTGCGGCGCGTCAAGCAGGAAGATGCCGCCTGCACCGGCGGTGGAGAAGCTGATCCAGTTGTCGGTCAAGGCCATGTTGAGCGTGGCGAGGTTGAACGAACCGGCTGACCCGCTGGATTCCACGTTGTTGACAGTCACCGCCCAGGATGTGCAATCCTGAATGTAATTGTAAGAGACGCGCATGTTCTGGCTGCCGCCCGGGTTGATTCCGACGATGGCGGAGCAGATGTAATTGTGGACGACGTCGCTGTTGATCGAGCCACCGGCATCGATGCCGAACTGGCAGGCGCCGGTGATCATGTTTGCCGCGACGCGGGAATACGACATGTTGGCGAGGATGCCGGCGCCGCTGCTGCTGCCGATCCCGTTGTTGGTGATCAGGTTGCCCTCGACCGAGATTGCCCGACCGGAAACGCCGATGCCACAGCCGTTGTTGTCGTGACAGTTGTTGGCCGCGACCAGCACGCTGATCACATCCGGGTTGGCGTTGCCCCACACCGGGATCAGGGTATTCGTCGCGTTGAAGTTGCCGACCGCGATGCCCTGGTTGTTGTTCCAGCACTCGTTGCCACAGATCTGGACCTTGCGCGCCTTCTGCACGAAGGTCTGGTCGTTGTAGTCGACGCAGATGCCGTACACCGCGTTGTCATGCGCCCTGCAGTTGATGATCTGCACGCCATCGACGGCCTGCACCCAAATGCCGTCCGCGGCGTTGCCGTAGGCCTCGCAGTCGCGGATCACGTGCTGGGTGACCGCGGGGTCGGAGGCCTGGATGGTCAGGCCGCAGCCCAGCACCGCACCGGCGGCGTTGGCGAAGCTGCAACCGACGAATTCGGTGACGGTGCAGCCCGGTGCGACGAGCAGGCCCCAGCTCGTCTGGGTGACAACGTCGTTGTTGGCGTCGAAGATGATGCCACTGGCACGGAACGATGCGCCGGAGATCGCGATCCATGCGCCATTGCCGGTCTGCGTGTGCCGCTGGACGATCGTCTGTCCGCGCACGCCGATCAGGTTTGCGGCGATCGGCACGGTCCACTGGCCGTTCACCACATAGGTCTTCGCTCCCAGATGGAGCGGGCGTCCCGACGCGACGGCCGCGGTGAATGCCGCCGTGTCATCGGTGACGCCGTCACCGACGGCGCCGAACGACTCCACGGCCACGGCGTCGGCGAACAGGCTGGCGAGTGCGCGCGGGGTCGGCGTGCCGCTCGCCGTCGCCTCGAGCGTGGACAGATCGAGCCCGGACAGGTTCGACAAGCCCGCCATGAACTGGGCATAGGCGATCGCGGCGTTGCCGCCGGCCTGGCCAAGCGGCACCTTGTCCGTGGCGGATGGCACTTGCGCGGCGGGCAGCGCCAGCACGGAGAACGGCGCGGCCGTGGCTGAAAGCGTGTTGCCGCTGAGGCTGAGATTGGCGCCGACGATGATCTGTTCGGGCGTGCCCGCGCCGGCCGCCGGCGCACCCAGCAGGCTGCCGGGCGGCAGTGCGAGTTGCGGCTGGATGCCGGACAGCAGTTGCGCCCGCGTCAGCTTGCGGGTGACGCCGTTCTGATTGACCGGCATCTCATCGGTATCGGACGCGGCCACCGCCGGCGCCAGTTGATCGATCGTCGGCATCGGCGCCTCCTCAGCTCGTGGTGACGATGTTCCCGCTCTGGTCGGTGACGGCGACGCCGGCGTTGGTGGTCAGCGCAGTGGCGGGCACCTCGGGCGTGGATAGCGCGAGCACGGGAAGCAGCAGGTCGCGCGACACGGTGCGGCCGTTGGTCGTGCTGATCAGCAGGGTGACGGTGTAGGTAGTGCCGGCGAGGCCGCCCTGCAGCCAGAGCACGGCGAGGCTGCCATCCGTGGTGGCGCTGGAGAGCGACAAGGCCGGCGATGTGAGAGGCGCGATCGCGACGTCGAGCGTGGCGATGCTGTCGGCGTCGTTGCCCAGCAGCGCTGGCGAGATGTCGAACTGGTAGTCCATCACATCGGATGGATCCTTGATCGGCCATTGCAGCGGCGCCGGCGCGCTGGCGCTGGTGCCGCGCGGCACCGGGACGAAGCTGTCGAGCGTCAGTGTGCGCGCGGTGCTGGGACGCCAGAGGTGGGTGGCCGGTGTCGGCATTGGATGCTCCCTGCAGGTGCGCGGCGGTGGTCAGTATTCGACGATGACGAGACCGCCGCCCCCGGTGCCGCCTGAGCCGGCGATCCCGTAGCAGCCGCCGCCGCCGGAGCCGGCCGCCTGGCCATTGGCGGGGGCACCGCCGCCCGAGGCGCCGCGGCCACCGCCGCCCAGGTGGCTGGCGCCGCCGTTGCCGGGAAAGGTGATCCCGTTCCCCTGACCATCGGTGCCGTAGCCGCCACTCTGGATGATCGGCGCACCATAGCCTGCGCCTCCGCTGCCGCCCGCGGAGCTGCCGGAGCCGGACGCGCCGCCACTTCCCCCCGTCGCGCCGCACAGCGTGCCGAAGCTGCTGGTGCCGCCGCTTTGACCCGTGGCGCCGGCCCCCGAGCCCGCGCCACCGGCGCCGACCGTGACCGCATAGGCAGTACCCGGCGTGACCGTGAAACAGCCTTCGGCGTAGCCTCCCGCGCCGCCGCCGCCGCCGCCGTAGCTGCTCGTCCCGCCGCCGCCGCCGCCGCCGCCGCCGACCACCCGCAGTTTCAGGCGCGTTACGCCGGCCGGCACGGTCCAGCTCTGGGAGGTGGTCAGATTGACCACGCGCGAGAAGCCCGGCGCCAGCGTCGGCAGCTTGAACGGAATGATCGGCGAGGCCGGCATCGCGGTGATGTTGGCAGCCGTAATCTGCGTCTGCGCGTAATTGACGGTGACGACGTAGAGGCCGACCCAGCCGCTGTCGACAGCCGGGGTTGCCTGCACGCCGGTGGCCGCGGCGGCGCCGGCCTTGAGCTGCAACTGGACGCGCTGAATGCGCTGCGTATTCTGCGTCGCGCCGGAATTGCCCGGGCCGCTGTAGGGCTGCGCAGGCGCCGCCGCGTTGTAGTAGGGCAGCACAACCGGATCGCCGTCACCCTCGAGCAACGCCGCCTCGATCAGGTAGTTGATCGACTGGCCCGATGTCGTCGGCGCCGTCAGCGTGAAGGCCGTCGAGGTCGTGTTGATGCCCATCTTCACCAGCGGGCCGATGGCATCGGCCGCCAGCGATCCGTAGGCGAGCTGGTCGATAACGCCGAGCAGCGTGATGCTGCCGGGCCCGATGTTGACGGAGAGCGAGGCGGGGGTGGTGGGCGTGCAGGCCAGCCCATCGACGATCGGGCCGGACCCCAGCACGGCCTGGGCGAGATAGCCGAGCGCCACCATGATGTTGCGCTGCGTGTTCAACAGGTCGGTGTCGAGCGGGATGCTTCCGGGATACACGATCTGGCGGTCCATGGTGTCCTCGGTTGCGCTTGCGGGGGTACGACGACAGTGGGATCAGTTTGAAATCGCGGTCCAGGCGATTGCGGTCGCGGGCAACACGCCGGCCACGGTCGCCATGATCTGGGCATCCGTCACCTGGCCCTGGATCATGTCCAGGCTCGCGTACTGCATCGGGCCGCCGGTGCCGTAGCCCGCAACTGTTGCGATACCGGAACTGGCTGGCCGATAGGCGGTGACGAAGCTTTGGAACGGCAGCATGAGGCTGCCCCAACCGCCGCCGCCCCGCGACGCACCGCCCGCGGCCGGTGTCGCGTAGCTGAGTGCGATGCCCCAGCCCCCGGTGTCGGTCGTGCGGGCCGGTTCGAACACCGCCGGCGCACGCCCGGTCAGGTCGGTCAGCGCCGCGACGACGGCGGCGCGCGTGCCGCGCTCGCGCAGCAACTCGCGCGTGATCCGCAGCCGCAGTGCGCCGTCGGATTCCGCAGGCAGTCGTTGCAGACCGCTGCCGAAGAGGTCCGCCGCAATCCGGTCCAGCCAGATGTCGGTGGCGGTGGCGATGCGCGTCTGCTGGATCGTATAGCCGAGCTGACCGTAGAGAAGCACCCAGCCGGCACCGAGACCGCCGAGCACACCGTCCAGCACGGGCGTGACGTCCGGAAACCAGCGCGTCGGCAGGACCGCTTTCAGCCGGCCGAGCATATCCTGGGCGTCGCCGACCATTTCAGTTCACGACCACGGTGCCGGCCTTCACCACGCCGGCCGCGGCCGGCGCGATGTCGTTCGCGGCGTTGTCGAGGCTGACCAGCGACACGTTGGAGATCGTCGGATCAACGCCGTAGGCGACCTGGGCGATGCGCGACAGCGGCAGCACGGCGCCGATCGGCAGCGCGTTGATATAGGCAATCACCGCGGCCTCGACCGGACCGAGCAGTGACTGCTTCCGCGTCGCGGGCGTCGTCTGGATGGTCAGCGCAACGTTCACCAAGGTCACCGCAGGCGGCTGGATCGCGTAGCTGGAACCGATCGGACGCACTGCCTCCACGGCCTGCGCCGCGCTGGCCAACAGGGAGGCCGGCGGGTTGCCGCTGCCGTCATCGATGGTCACCACGAAATTGCCCATCAGCGCAGCGCCGGCGGTGTCCACATTCTCCACGACCAGATATTGCAGCCCCTGCTGCAGACTGCTGACCGCATAGCCGATGGCGCCAGGCGTGGCGCGGGCGCGGCTGTCCAGGAAGTTCTGGAAGCGGGTGCGCAGCGCCGGGTCGGTCTCGGCATCCACGCCGCCTTGCATGGCCGCGGCATTGGTGACCGTGTCGATGCCCGGGATCGCGGCGGCAAGCTGCGTAATCGCGCCAGGCTGCACGTTGCCGGCGCTGCCGGCCGCCGCTGCCGTCACCGGCAGATCGATCGAGCTGCCGGCGGCGGCAAGCGTGTAGCCGGACTGCGCTGCGCTCCAGGCTGCGTTCGTTGCATCGGCCTGCACGCTGAAGCTTTGCGTTCCGTCCGAGGTCTGCACCAGCACACCCTCGGCGATGAAGGCGGACACGCCGGACGTGAACCGCGCGAAGCTGACGACACCGGTCGCCGCGACCGGCGGCAGCCGGGTGAGCGAGAAATCCGCCATCCAACTGTCCAGATCGGTGCCGGTGCTGGTCGATGCCCGCGTGGTCTGCAGCACCTGCAGGATGAGCCACTGCACCCAAAGTCCCAGCGACGCATTTGCCTCCAGGACCGCGCGCAGGGCGGAGCCGACCGTGAGGTCGACGAGCTGGCGCGACGCGCCCTGCACGGCGGCGGCCATGTTCTGCAACAGCGTGGTGAAGGTCTGAAGCTGGAGCTGCATGATCAGCCGCTCACCGGAAACGACAGGATCTGCGTCTGTCCGCTGACGGCGTCGACGTAGCGGATGTGGACGTAGACCGTGCCGTCCACCCCGACCTGGACGTCGATGACCGGTTCGGGCGTACGCGCCACGGCGGCCTCCTGGAAGATCTGGCTGCGGATGACGGAGCGGATCTGCGCTGCGCTGGCCGGCTGACCGATGAACCGGCCCAGGCCGGCGCCGTAGTCGAGCTGCCAGATGTAGTCGCCCGGGTTGGTCAGCAGCCGGCGCAGCACGCGCTGCTGGCCGAGCGTGGGATCGTCGACCAAAGCGAGGTCGCCGGTGGGACTCGGAAGCAGGTCGCTGCCCCAGATGTGCGAGAGGTCTGGCATGATGCTCCGCCTGACGATGTGTTCAGTCGGTGGGCGTCGGGCCGGCGCTGTAGCCGCCTTGCGGGTCGGCATGGACGTGCACGTCGTAATGGCCGCGGAACGCCGCCAGCGAGCCGTGCCGGTCGTAGATGTCGCCGGTGACGTGCAGATCGCCCGTCAGATTCCAGGCCGTGGCCTGGCCTTCCACGCTGCCGTCGTTGTGCAGCTTGAGGAAGCTGCCGGTGCTGTGAACCAACCACAGCTCACCGGTGATCCCGGCGGGCGGGCGCTGGGCGTCGCTGAAGGCGCGGCCGACGATGACGCCATGGTCGGCATCGCCCTCCTGCGCCAGCACCAGCACCTGGTCGCCAGGAGACGGCGGACACACCAGCCCCCAGCCGGCGCCGATCCAGGGCGACAGGATCGGCAGCCAGCCCGTCACGACGCCTTCCGGCTGCAGCGTCACCTTCGCGGCGTAGCTGGCGGGATCGACGCTGGTCACCGTGGCGAAGCGGGGCTGGCCCTGCGACTGGTCGAGGGCCGCCGCCTGCGCCTTCAGCGCGTTGAGGAAACGCTCCATCAGGCTGGTTCCATCAGGGCGCCGGCGGATCGGCGGGAAGCACCGCGTCGGCGGCCACGGAGGTATTGCGGGCCCGGATGCGCTGGACGAACCCGTCCGCGAGCCGCACGCTCCGCGTGATGTCCGCCACGTAGTAGAGCTGGTCGAAGCCGGTTCCGGTGCCGGAGAGCCGGATCTGGCTGCGCGGGGTCAAGATGAGGTCTCCCGGCATTGTTGCGGTGACGATCCGTTCGTGCCGCGACAGCTCGGCCAGCATCTGCTGGGCGAACTTCAGCGCCTGATCGGGCGTGAGGTTCGGCCGCACGTAGACGTAGCGCTGCGTCTGCCCCGCTGCACTTTGCGCGGCGGGACCGAGGCCGCCGGAGGCCCCGCCGCGGCCCTTGCCGGTGGCCTTCGCGGTCTGGGTGAAGGCGCTGCCCTGGCGGCTGTTCCAGCTTTTCACGGTGACCTGGATGTCGCGGGCCAGCGTCAGCGACCGCTCGAGGTCCATCTCGATCGTGTCGCTCGGCGTCAGGGAGACCTGCGTTGCCGTCGCCGCCGTCGCGCTGGTGAAGTTCAGGGTGGCGCCGCTGACGTAGACGTCGAAGCCCTCCTGCTGCGCCAGGAAGACCAGCAGGTCCCACTCGGTCGTCGCGCGGGAGAACTGGTCGAGCGTGATGCGGTCGTGCTGAAGCTGGTAGTAGCGGCCAACCGGCGTGGTGGTGGGCGTGACGTTCGCCGACATCCCGTGGCGAGCGGCCAGCAGCGTGGCGATCTCGCTGGACGTGCGGTTGGTGAAGGTTTCCTGTGTGCGCGTCTCGATGAACGCCGCGGTCAGGTCGCGGCCTTCCAGGCGCAGCGTGCCCTGGATCGGGTCGATGCGGATCGTGTCGACGAGGCCCTGGACGAGGCTTTGCCAACTGCCATCGAGGCCGATCTGCGCCTCGAGATAGACGCTGGCCTGCGCCGACCACCATGCCTGGCCGATGGCCGAAACGGCAAGGGTGGCGGTGAAGCGATCGGCCGCGAAATGGTTGTTCGACCGGATCTCGGCGTCGATGACGCCGGGGATTGCGATACCGTTTGCCAGCAGCCGGACAGCGGGGGCGCGGGCGGTGTCGCGGCGCAACAGGCGGCCGCTACTGAACGGCAATGCCGCCCCCGGCATTCGGATCGGACGGCGGGATCCGCAGCGTCACCACGCCCTGCAGCATCGGATCGGAGAGGCCGTTGAGCTGCGCGATGCGGATCCACTGCGTCGCGTCGCCAAGCTGGGCGGCTGCAACCGCGAACAGGTTGCCGCCGGCGATGGTCAGCGTGGTCATGGCATGCCCCTAGCTGCTGGCGTTGGAGAGGTTGGCGCTGGCACGGGCCAGATAGCCGCGCGCGGCGGTGGACTGCGCAAGCTGCCCGGCAGCGGCGACGGTGCCGGCGAAATCGCCGGCGGAGCCCGCCGTCGTGAGCTGGGCTTGCGTGGTGGTGATCGTCTGGTCGAGCGTGGAGAGGGCGGAGCCGATCGCTCCGACCGCGGCGGTGTAGCCGCTGCCGCCGGGTGTCGTGGCGTCCGGCGCGGCCAGCGCCGCCTGCGGGGCCGACACGTCGAGACCGAAGGTGGACGCCGCGTCGAGATCGGCCGCAGCGGCGACGCCGATCGACGTGGCGGCCGCGGTCAGCGATGCCACGGGATCGCTCAGCACCGTGCAGGTCAGGCGGTAGGGGATCCACCACGGGCTGCGATATTCCGCCTCGAACTTCGCGATGATGACGACGTAGAAGAAACTGTCCCAGGTTAGCTCTAGCGGCAGTCCGGCGACGCGCAATGCGTCCAGCAGGCGGGCGCGATCGGCGGCATCGCTGCCCATGAAGCTGCCGGACCAGGTGAGGTCGGCGTCGTCGCGGCCGAGCGTGTCGATGACGCGGTCGCCGCCGGGCAGGCGATGCACGGCCAGGCGCTGGCCGCCGCCGAATGCCAGCCGTTCCGGGACCTCGAAGCCCTGGAACGCGACCGGGCCAAGCAGCAGGGCGATGCCGGACATCAGGGCGAGACCGCGACGCCGGCCCAGGCCGGGGACAGCCGCGGATCGAAGCCGGTGGCGCCGGCATTCGGCCGGGCCGCCTCGCGATCGAGGTGGTCGGAGAGCCAGCGGCCGACGCGCATGCCGTCGAGATACACGTCTCCACCAATGCGGCTGCCGGCCTGCGCCAGGCTGGGCGGCGGGGCCGCGGAAGGCAGGGTGCCGGCCGGATAGGGCGCGACGGGCAGCGCTGCCGCTGCCGGTGCGAACGGCCTTGGCGCCGCCGGCTGCGGCTGCGGTGGCGGTGCGTGCGGCGGATACACCGGCGCCGCCATGCGGGGCTGCTGCAGGGCCGCGCGAACGGGCGCCTGCGGAGACGTGGCTTGCGGCGCTGCGGCCGGCTGGCGCGGGGCTGCAGGCGCCGCAAGCGGCACCGGCCGCGCGACCGGGGGCGCGGGCGCGGCGGGCGCGGCCTGCGCCGGGATGACCAACGCCGGCGCCGCCCGAACCGATGTTGCGCGCGGCGACGCGGCAGGCGGCAGGACGACCGCAACGTCAGCCGTCGGGGCCGAAGCGAGCTCACCCTGCGCGGCCGCGGCGACAGGCGCCCGCGGGGGCGCAACCGTCACCTGTGGCGGCAGCGGGGCGACCGCGGGCGGGGACGACGATGGCTGGGGCGGCACGGCCGACACGGACGCCGGTTCGGCGGGCCCGGCCGGTGCCGCGGACGGCCGGCGGGCGGCCTCCGGTGCGACCGGCGCCGGCTTGTCCGACGGCTGCTGCGGCGGCGGCATTGGCGCGGCGGGCTCGCGCACCGGCTGGGGCATCTGCGGCGCGGTGGCTGCCACTTTTGCAGGTCCGACGACGAGTTGCGGCACGGCCGGTTGCGGCGCTGCCGGCGGCGGCTCGGGCGCAGCGTCGCTGGGGTCGGCTGACGCGGATGCCGGGCGTGGGGGCACGGCGTCGACCGGCGATGCGACCGCGGACGACGGCGCCGGTGGCGCGATGACCAGGGCGGCCGCACGGCGCAGTCGCTCCAGCCCGAGCTCGCTGGCCGCGACGGCGCGGTCCAGGCTGGCCAGGTCCCGCCGGATGGCTTCCACGCCGGCGGCGACGCCGTTGTCCAGCGCGAGCGTGATGCCGATGGTGTATGCGTCGATCATCGGCCGGCCAGTCCGCGGAACAGGTCGCCGAACGAGGCGGCAATCTCGTCCGCCACCAGCACGGCGAGCGAGGCGCCGGCCGGGCCGAAGAACGGCCGCGGCGGAATCGTGGCCGTGCCAAGCTCCTGATCGACGGCGACCGGGCTGGTGCTGCCGACCACCGCGGTGGCGTTGTCGAAGGTGGCGGAGATGCTGTCGCGCAGCGTGCCGGTGCGCAGCCAGGGGGCCTCGTGCGGCCCGCCGGGCGGCGTGGACAGGGCTTGCTGCACGGTCTGCTGCATGCGATCCGCGGCGGCGTGCACGGCCGCCTGCTGCGTTTCCATCACCGGCAGCTCGGCGAGGCGGGCGATGAGAGTGGCGATCGCGCTCATGGCGGCGAATTCCATTGATGGCTGTGCCAGTCGAACAGCCGGCCTTCCAGGGTGCCGGTCGCGACCACCCAGGCGAGCCGTTCTTCGGGCGAAAGGCTGAAGGCGACGTCGAACGGCACCCCGTTCCGGACCAGGTAGAGACAGTCGACGAGATCGGGGTGCCGGCTCAGTTTCCCGCGACGTCCGCGAGCTGCTCGCGCGAGGGGACCACCTCCGGCGGCAGTGCCAGCGCCGCTGCGGCGATGCCGGCGTCGCCGAGGCGCGAGACCAGCGATTCGATCTGCTGCTCGTTGGTCGGCGACGGTACCGGTACGCCGTCGATCGCCACGACGGAATAGGCCAGCATGGCCATGCCGAGGTAGTGCGTGTTCTGCGCGAGCTGCGCACCGACCGCCTTGAACAGGCGCAGCTTGTCGAGCGAGCCGAGGCGGCGCAGCGTCAGCTCCCGCCCCTCCTCGTCAAACACCGTCATGCCCGCGGCGGCGGCGGCGACGATGCGCGCGGAGGGCGTGTCGAGCATGCGGGGATCCATCACACACGGGTCCGCTGCGAGGCCATGAAGTCCAGCTTCTGCTTGACGCTGGCATCGCCTTTCCAGGCGCCGGAGCTGGACAGCTTGAAGACCACGCCGTCGAACTGGTAGGTCGAGGTGGAGCCGTCGTTCTCCGCGACATACTGGTAGAGCGTGCCGGTTGGCAGGCTGCCGGAATTGTACCAGCCGGATTCCGCCGCGGCGATGAAGTCGTCGGCAGCGCTGGATCCGCGCTCGATGTCGAAGCTGCCTTCCCAGCCGCTCGGCAGGTGCGCCGCCATATTGACGCCGTCGAGGCGGTTGACCTTGATCTGCTGCGTCGTCTGTCGCGCCTCGAACCCTGTGACATGGGTCAGATCGACACGGCCGGCCGGACCGATGACGACGAGCTGACAGTCCCGGCCGACCGAGAATGTATTACCGGACAATGCAGGTCCTCCTCAGCTTGCTTGCGGGGCGCGCGCCGTCAGGCCGTCTGGCCGGCGGGCAGGGTCTGGCGCTGGATAGAGACGGTCTGGCCGCCTTCGACATTGACGATGAACTTCTCGTTGATCGCCTGATACTGAATCTGGCAGTCGGCCTGCACGTAGCCGAGGCTGGTGCGCGACTGCGGGTTGTTGGAGACGTCGCAGATCACGCTGAATGGCGCGGCGCCGGTGGTGCTGCCGAGCTGCCCCTGCTGCAGCATGTTCTGCAGAAAGCTCAGCAGGGTCGCGCGGATGCGCTGGAACAGTCCGGTGCTGATGACCTGGCCGACGTATTCGCCCATGCCGGCGGCCAGCGTGGCGGCGATGTAGTTGGTCAGGCGCGTGTAGTTGTCGCCGTTGGTGGCGGCGTCGGAGGAGCTGTTGTGGCCGCCGCGCACGCCCCAGAAGCTGCCGCCCGGCTGCGGGTTGGCGATCACGTCGATGCCGGCCTGCAGCAGCGTCGTCAGTTCGGCCGCGGAATAGCTGCTGCTCTGGCCGGAGCCGGGGGAGCCGGATTTCTGGCTGCCGACCACGCCATACAGCGGCTTGTTCAGGCTGGACTGCTCGGGCGAGAGATTGCCGAGCCGTCCGGCCGTGAATCCCTGCGGCGAGACCAGGCGGACGAGCGCATTCACCTGGTCGTTCCACCAGATCCAGTCGCCGAACATCAGCTTGGCGGCATAGCTGTCGAGCCCTGATGTCGCCTTGGTGCTGACGGCGTTGTTCAGGCTGTCACCGGACGGGCCGGTGAGGATCATGTACAGCCCCTCCGACAGGCCGAAGCCGGCCTGCACCGTCCATTCCGTTGAGTCGTCGGCGTCGGCGAGCACGCCGATCGAACAGCCCTGGCCGCGCAGCGCATACATGCCCTGGCGCGGCAGCGTATCCTGGCCGACCAGCGTCGCCGCGGTGACGTTGCCGGCGCCGTCGCTGCCGCCGGAGAACGGCTGGTTCGTCAGCACGGCCGGCGGTGTCGCCGTCGATGCGCCGAGCGCCGCGACGGCGAGTTGCGACGGACCGCGCAGCGGCCCGATGCCATGGTTGACCGCGTTCACCAGGTTCTGCCACATTGCGGCGCCGGTTCCGATGATGTTGTCGAACACCTCCGGGGTCTTGCCCGGCAGCGCCAGCGTCAGCCGCCAGCTATTGGGCACGGAGCCGGCCATGAGGTTGGCGACGATGCTGTTACCGAGCGAACCGCTGTAGAGCGCCGTCAACTGCGCCGGGAATGCCGTGTTGGCGGGCAGAAGCTGCAACTGCGCCGCCGTGTCGGTGCCGTCGCTGACACGCACGCACCGAAATGCCTGTGCCCCCTGCTGGACCGCGGTGGCCACCGGGGTGCCCAGATCGTACTTGCGATTGACGATCGGACCGAAGTTGACGGCGTAGTCGGCCATCGTGCCGACCACGACGGGCAGGCCGACGGCGCCCCAGGACGCCGTGCCGACCATGCCGATGACGTTGGTGGGAACGCCGTTCAGCACCAGGTTCTGCGGCGGCACGATCTGCACATACAGATCCGGCACCACGAGAGCCGTGGTATTGATGCTGCCTTGCTGGACGATCGGCATGGCTCAGCCCCCTTTCGCCAGCGGGCGGGCGACGCGCACGACGCATGCGGCGTGTTCGCAGGCCAGCACGCGCGCGATCTCCTGCGGATCGAGGATTTCGGCGCCATGGCCGTAGGCGCCGAAGGGCCGCACCACCACGAGGGTGTAGGACATGATGTTCTCCGTCAGGCGATGAAGCTGGTGCCGTTCAGAACGAGGTCGCCGAACAGCATGGCGGGCTGCAATGCGGTCGCGGTGGTCGCGTATTCGACGGTGTAGAGCAGGTCGCGGCGATACAGCGCCGCGTCTTCCTGCTGGTCGAATGTCGTGGTGCTGGCGAACCGCAGCCGGCCGGCGCTGCCGTCCGGCAGCGCGATGAAGGTGAGCGCTGCGAGTGTCGGATCGATGGCGATTGCGACGGCGTCGCGGGTGGCGGGCGACGGGCACCAGGCGGTGATGCGGAAGCCCTGCTGCTGGCGGCGCAGCTCCTGCGTGGCCGCCGTGTCCGCCGCGGTGCGGGCGATCAGCCGCCCGGCATTCGGGATCGTAATGGTCGCGTCCGACAGTTGCGCGATCCGATCGGCGCGCAGGGCCACGGCGAGTGCGGCCGCCACCATGGCCGGCGTGTCGCCCGTCTGCGTGCGGTAGACGTAGCTGCTGTCATCCGCCAGCACGCCTGCAAGCTGGCCGGCGGCGGCGCTGCCGGCGAAGCTGACGGACAGGCCCGCGACGCTGGCGGTCAGCGTCGGCGGGGCCGGCACCGCCTGCCACTGATCTGGAAACCGCGTGGTGTTGCGCTGCAGTTGGTCGACCGGAAACACCGTGACGTTGATGCGGCCAGCGGCGAGATCGGCGTCGAGCGCCGCGGCATTGGGCCAGCCGCGGTAGATGCGGCAGGTCGGCCCGACCGTGCTGGCGGCGGACTCGCCGAGCGGATAGAGCGCGCCGGAGATCAGCGTCACCAGCGCCTGCTCGACATCGGACTGGTCGGCCATCAGGTTGCAGCCTGCTTGACGACCAGCCGCCAGCCAAGGCTGCTGAGCTCCGCGGAGGAAATCACGAAGCTGCGGCCGAGATCGTCGCTGAAAATGTCCGACGAGCGCAGTGTGACCGGCGTGGCCGGCAGCAGCACCGACCAGAACGGAATCTTCGTGTCGCCGGGCAGCGTGACGTCCGTGCTCTGGCCGCCGCCGATCGCCAGGATGCTGGCCGGCCAGGCGGTGAGCAGCGGTGTGGCGTTCGCCGCGTTCAGCCCGCCGTAGGTGTTGACGCCCGGGCTGGACGGCGCCGCCGGCCGGATGGCGCTGAGCGTGCGGTTGGTCAGCACGCACAGCACCGGCAGCAGCGGCTGCTGGGCCGCAATGAAGAATACGCCGGGCGGCCCCGATAGGTAGTCGCCGGGCCGCGTATAGGCGGAGTCGAAGACGCCGAACCAGGTGGCGCGGCCGTAGCCGCTCGGCTTGCGGTAGGTCGGATCCTCGGCGTTGAAGGACGCGGCCAGGCGCAGGTAGCGATTGGCAGGGCCCAGCGGGTTTTGCGCGCTGCGCGGACGGTAGGCGTCGCACAGCGCGCCGAGCTTGAGCGCCGCGACACCCATGCCGCGGCTGATCGCATCCTGCAGGGCGACGGGGTCCATCACACCACCAGGGACAGGCCGGCATTGCCGAGATCGGGCCCCGGCGGCAGGCCGAGGAAGCCGCACAGGCGGCGGCGCCAATCGTCGAGCAGGCGGGCGCGGTCACGCGGTTCCTCACGGTTGCGCGTCCAGACCGCCGCCTGGTCGGTGTCGAGATTGGCGCCGGCGCCGGGGATGGCGGCCTCCAGCACCAGCAGCGTCGTGAGGTAGTTCCGAACAACGGCCTCTTCGGCCGGCGCCAGGTTGCTCAGCCGGTACTCCATGGCGCCATAGGCCTGATAGAACCGCCAGCCCATGTTGCCCGCGACGTCGCCGCCGTAGGCGGGATAGCCGCAGAAGCGGCGGATGTCGGTCTTCTCGGAATCGAGGAACATCCGCCCGGCTCCTTCAGCCGCAGTGCTCGATCATGACGGCGCGCTTGAAGGTGGCGTTGGTCGCCGTCGGGATGGTCTGCGGGTTGGTGCCGTTGTCGGAGGGCGCGCAGAAGCCGCCGATCCAGTACCAGCTCTGCGCGATGATCTGCTGCAGCCGGTCGATCGGCTCTCGCGTCACCATCGCAACGCCGTCGATCACCGAGATCAGCGAGTCCGCCGGTGCGACATCGGATTCGGCCATGCCGGCGAAATCGCCTTCGATCAGCGCGCCTTTGCCGCAGACGATCGGGCGGCGGATGAAGGCGCCGGCGATGGTGGGATGCGCCTGGACGTAGGCTTCCGTGGTCGGCATGAAGCGCAGACCGAGGAAGTCGTTGATCATGCCGGTCCTGAACACCTGGTTGGCCGAGGTGGCGCCGGTGAACAGGCGCTGGAAGTCCTGATCGGAAAACAACTGGCGCGCGCTGACGGGATCGAGATAGCAGTTGTAGACGCCGTCGATCTCCGGCACCGCGTTCAGCCGCAGCTTGGCCACGGCATCGAGCAGGTTGGCCATCGCCAGCGTGTCCGTGGTGACGATCTGGGCCGTGGTCGTGCGGGCATTGGGCCGCAGGATCACCGAGGCGTTGGCGGCCTGCACCGGATTGCCGGCCGTGCCGTCAGCGACGGTCACGTTGCTGCTGAAGGTGAGCACGCCGGAGACGCCGTTCGGCGTGACCGACACGTTGGTGACGTCGGCCACGGTGCCGATCAGCGTATAGGCGTCGGCGCCGATGGTCACCAGAAGCGTGTTCGTGCTGCTGACCGGGAGTTGCACGCCGTTGTAGATCACGGTCTGGAAGCCGCGGATATCGTCCACGGCGACCGCCGGGCCGGCCGAGGCCAACGTGGTGCGGACATGCGTATTGCCGCCGAAATACGCGTTGAACAGCGCGTTGCGCGCCAGCTCGTCCAGGCTGCGGGCCGCCTGCTCGCCGTTGACGTGGGCGTTCTGCAGGAACTGGCTGGCGATGCCGACGCGGCTGGTGACCATGTTGAGGTCGGTGGTCGCCGCGTAGTGGTTGATGCTGATGGTGTACTGCTCGACACCCCAGCCGGCGGGCGTGAGGCCGTTGTCCAGGTTGGTGTTCAGCGCCGGCGCAATCGGCGTGGTGACCGACGGCTTCAGGCCGGCGCGGGTCTTCGTGAGCGTCTCGCCGATGCCCACGGCAATATCCTCGCGATCGGCCACGGCGCGGTAGCCGAGCCGCGACTGCATGGCCTGCTGGAACTCGCGCTCCAGAAAGCCCTGCTGGATGATCGGCTGCAGAGCAGCGGGGAAGTTCTGGATGCCCATGATGATCCCTTGATTGAGCGGTGGCAGGCGGCAGGCAGCGGGTCAGGTCAGCCGCGGCGCTTCAGCATTTCCGTGCGGGCGGCGCGCCATTCGTCCAGCGTCATCTCCGTCGCCAGCTTGGCGCGGGGCGGCGTGCTGGGCGGCGGCGGGGCGGCACTGCTGGAGGAGGCGTGGCCGAACAGCCATGGTTTCGCGCGCTTCAGCTTCTGGATGACGTCGCCGGCGCCTTCGATCTCTCCGGCGGCGTTCAGCGGCAGGGTCGCGGGCTCGATCAGCTTGAGGCCGTCGAGGTCGATCATGCCGGCGCGGATCGCCTCGGCCTTCAGCTCGACGCGGACGAGTTGGGCCTGGGCGGTTTCCATGGCCTCCCGCAGCTTGCGTTCCAGCGTGTCGGCGCGTTCGCGAAGGGCAGCGATGTCGTCGGTGGGCGGAGCCGGAAGCGGTTCGGTCATGCTGGGGTCCTGTCGGCCTGGATGCGGGCGAGCTCGGCGGGCACGTCTTCGATGTCGTAGGTGTCGGCAATGGATTTGACTGCCGTTTCGCGGCTGATCTGGCCGGCGGCGGCGAGGGTGGCGAGCGTCTGCGCGTCCTTCTGGCGATCGTCCGCCGTGGACGGATACCAGCGTGGCCATTTCAGGCTGAGGCGCGCCTGGGCATCAAGCCGGCCGATCGGCTGGCCCTGCACCTCCAGCGGGTAGACCTGCGAGGCGCGCAGCATCATGCGGGCGAGCGACAGCAGGCCGCCCTCGCCGTAGCTGGTGCGCAGATTATCGGCGAGCCAGATGAGGCCCTGGTTCATCAGCTCCAGCGCGCGGCCGGATTGCGCGGCGACGAGGCGGTCGGCACTGGCGCGATTGCCGTGCAGGCTTTCCAGCGCGTATTCGCGCAGCGTGCGGACATAGTCGATGACGGCGGCGGAGGCGGTGCCGCCGATTTCCAGCAGCTTGGCGTCGCCGTCCTGGCTGACGACCAGCGCATTGCCGGCGCCCTTGACGATCTCGCCGTCTGAGGAGGCCGGCTCCTTGATCAGCAGCGTCGGGTCGGAGCTGTATTTCAGGCCACGGCCGGCCTGGCTGAGCTGGTAGTCGATCTCGATCGCCGTCTCGATCGCCGGGCGGAACGTGCAGGCGCCGTCGATCAGATCGCCGCCCGGCAGGTTGCGGATCCAGACCAGCGGCACGAAGCCGAGGCGGTGCTGCACTGTGCGGGCGGTATCGATTTGCGGCGCGGCGGCGCTGCCGACCGGCCAGGGCAGGAACCACGTCTCCGCCAGCGCATCCCAGCGGCGCATGAACCAGCAGGTGCCGCCGGGCTCGGCAATGTCGTAGCCCTGGGCAGCCAGCGTGGTGCCGGCCACCTTGTACTTCTCGGTCACCGAAGCCAGCGTGTCGGGCGCTTCCGGATCCCAGACCGGCGTCAGATAGGTGGTATCCAGCACGCTGGGAAACAGGCGGTTGCGGAGCACGCGCAGCAGGATCGCGACGGAGCCCACGGAGCCGCGGATGGCCGCCTCGGTCATCACCGCATTCAGGCTGCACTCCTTGACGATGTCGGCCAGGCGCGCACGCAAGCTCGCATCCGCGCAGTCGAGCGTCGGGAAATGGCCCTCGCTGAACAGCAGCGCCACCGAATCCTCGACGACGATGCGCGGCAGGGTGTAGCGCACGCTCGGGCGGCGGTGGCGCAGCGGAATGTACTCGCCGGAGGCGCCGCGCTCCTGGTGGAACTGGTAGGGCAGCACGTCGTACAGCGTGCCCGCCAGCACGCGCTGCATGATGTCGATGGTGCGCGTGCGGTCCGGGTAGTCCGGGTCGCGCGGGATCAGGTCGCAGATCGTCTCGAACATCAGCGTGCCAGCAGCGAGACCGAGACGCGACGCGCGGGCTGGCCGGCATCGGTCAGCATGGCGAAGGCTCGCGACAATGCGTCCACCTGATCATCCTTGATACCGTGGGGGAAGTCGCGAAGCTCGTCGAGGAAGGCGTCGTTCCAGGGGGCGCGGACGATGCCGACGTTGCGGGCGGCGACCTGGCTGGCGACCGGCAGGGCGCGGGTTTCCTTCGCGCCCGTCTCACGTCCGGCGATGATGCGAAAGCCGGCGAGCTGGCCGGCAAGGTTGCGCACCTGGGCCTTGCCGGCCTGGCCGGGATCCTGCGGGATGCCGATCGGCACGTCGCGGCCGTCGCGCTCCGCGGTGCGGCGCAGCGCGGCCTCGACATCGGCAGGATCGCCGCGCAGGCGGACAATGTCGGTGATCACGAAGCCCCCTTCCTGGAGGCGAACGAGTTTCAATCCGACGGTCCAGTCCGGATCATCGCCGCCGATTTGTGCGGTGGCGGCGAGGTCCCAGGCCCGAACTGCAACGTTGGGCGCTGCCGCATCGCAGGCCGCGACCACGCCGATGAGATCGACCTTGAACAGGCTGTCGTGCTGCAGGATGGGGTCCTGCTGGTACAGCGCGGCCCAGGCGCGACTGCCGACGGCCTCGCGGCGGGCGAGCAGCGCGGCCGCGTCTTCCCATTCCGGCCAGAGGGCCTCGCCAGGCGCGCGTCCCAGCGGGTCCGCGGCGCCGGCGAGCGCCGGCAGCTTCACGATCGTCCAGGCACGGGACGAGTCCGTGATCACCGGGCCGCGCAGGATGCGTCCGGCCAGGTCGTCATGGTGCCATCTGGTCATGACGAGAACGATCCGCCCCCCCGGCTTCAGGCGGGTCATCAGATCGGCGCGGTACCAATCGTGCAGATGGGCGCGGGCGGTGGCGCTGTCGGCTTCGGCCTGCGAGCGGATCGGGTCGTCGATGATGATGAGATCGGCCCGGCGGCCGACGATCGCGCCGCGCACGCCGGCGGCCAGGAATTCGCCGCCGGTGGTGGTGGTGAAGCGGCGGCGGGAGCGATCGTCGGCATTCAGGGCGTAGCCGAGGCCCTCGCCGTGCTCGGCGGCGAGGCTGCGCAGTTGGCGGGCGAAATGTTCCGCCAGCGACGCGGTGTGGGCGGCGAGGATGACGGAGGAGCGAGGGTGGCGGCCGAACCACCATGCCGGAAAGATGACCGACGTGTAGGTCGATTTCGCCGAGCCCGGTGGCATCAGGACCAGCAGGCGCAGCAGGCGACCGTCGGAGAGGGCCTGGAGGTGCTGCAGCAGCAGCCGGTGGTGGGCGGCCGGCGAGTGCCCCAGCGGCGTGACTACCTCTTGCGCCCAATCCGTCAGCGAGCAAGGGATCCGCCGTGAGGAGGGCTTCGTGCTCGGCATCGCTCAGCGACTGCGGGTCGATGACCGAGAGATCGGGATGACCTTTCGCTTGGGGCACGTGCGTGCGCATAACCAGCCGCGACGCGGGCAGGTGCCGCGGCGGCATCGTCGTCGCTGCCATCCCATCCCGCGCGCATTGCGCGGATGATCGGGTTGCGAAGTATTCAGCCGTTTTGTGGAAGCGATGGCCGGCGCTGCGTGCGAACCGCCATCATGGGAAGATTGATAGCTGAAACTGGGGCGCGTGGGAAGGGTTATTTTCCTAGCCTGTGCGGTTTCACGGTTGGGTCTGATCGGCCGGTTGGCAGTGGCGCATGACGCGCGTATCAGCGTGTTGCTACGTCTCTGCCCCTGAACGGGCTTTCGCGATGGATTTGGAGCAACAGGCATTTGTTGCAGTATTGGATTGATCGCGCGCTTCGCATGACCGGTGGCGCGTTGTTGGTGGCGGTGGCTGCCTGCGCGGGACCGAACGACGGCCGCTGGGTCGGCCCGGTCACGCCGGAGACGGCGGCCTGCGGCCCCGCCACGCGCGGGCTGCTGGAGGCGACACATGGCGAGGTGGTGTTCACCCCGTCCGAGGGGGTGCTGATCCTGCGTGGGCACGTGGCCGGGGACGGCACAATACAGGCGGAAGCCAGCACCACCGGACAGTCCCACCAGACCATCGTGACCAGCTTCAGCGGGAAGGTGACGAACGGCGGCGTGGAAGGCACGCTGACGCAGCAGGGATGCACCTCCCGCGTCGCGCTGAAGCGGGGCTAGGCGCTCAGCCGGCGGCGGTTCAGCGCCGTGACGATCAGGTCGATGCCCTGACCGTGCCAGCGCTGGATCGCCTTGTGGTCGGCGCCCAGAAGCGTCGCCAGGCGGCGCCAACTGAACAGATGCCGCTCGGTGGTCGGGCTGACCAGGCTGCGCGCGCCGACGATGCGGCGCAGCACATGGCGCTCCTGCGCGATCAGCGGGATCCAGGCCATGGCCTCGTCCATCCGGGTGATGCGCTCGGCCGAGGGGATGGCCGGACGCACCTGCTTCTCGCTCCAGCCGTAACTGTCCAGCGCGGTGCGGACGATCTCGAGCTGCGACTGGCGCATCCGCGTGGAAAAGCCGGTCTGCGGCAAGGCCAGAAGCGTGCTGCCGGCCTCCTCCAGACGATAGACGACGAGTTCGGCATCGAACGGCGCACCGTCCGGGGTGGCGGCGTGGGGCGCACGGTTGAGCGAGTCACCGCGTGCGAAACGCGGGTGAAGAACGATGTTGTTCATGATTTGTTCCTTTTTTGACTGCATGAAAAACCTGGCCTGTGCGGACTCCCGTCCCGCAGCAGCAGGTCGAGGTAGGAGGTGCCGGCGAGGAAGCTGCCGGCGGTCAGCGCCTGCCAGGTGACGGGGTGGCCGGCGGGCAGCGGCGGCCGGTCGGGCTGGGCGAACTCGTCGTCGGCATCGGGCTCGGGCGGCGCCGGTGCAACCGGTGGGAGGCCGAGGCGTTGGCCGCGGCTGATCGCCGTGCTGCGGGAAATGCCGAGATCCTCGGCGATGGCCTCCCACCCCCTGCCCTCGGCCCGCAACCGCCGCAGTCGGGCGTCGAGCGCTTCGGTCCATTCCAGCTTCAGCGGCATGGCGAAGTCCCCCGGTGCACGGGCCTCTGTTAGCTGGTCAAACTAACTTATGTCAATATAATTAACTCGCGGTGTTTGACCTGATGACATATGCTGGCTGTCATGAGCAGCGAATCGAACAGCGTCGGCGGTCGCATCCGGACGGCGCGGCAGGCGCGCGGGTGGACGCAAAGCGATCTTGCCCAGGCCGTGCGGGTGTCCCGCAGCGCGGTGGCGCAGTGGGAGACCGATCGCGCGGGGCAGTTGCGCGAGCATCTGTCGGATGTCGCGGAGGTGCTGGGGCTGACGGTGGAGGCCCTGCTGCACGGCCGTGCCAGCCAGGTCTCGGAGCAGGAGCTGACCGGCAACGAGCTGGCGCTGCTGCGGCTCTACCGGGCGAGTCCGGCGGAGGATCAGGCGCTGCTGCTGCGCATGGCGCGCAAGTTCGCTGGCCCCGCCGGCGGTTAG